GCTACAGCATTACTTCCTAATGTTGTACCTACTCCACTTGTTCCTATACCTGTGAAAGCAATAGTAAAAGTTTCATCTGTCGCTTGTGTATTACAAACATATATTGAATTTATCTTTATTGCTTTATCTGCTGCTACAGTTATTATAGCTTCAGCAGTAGATTGCACTTGAAACCCTGCGTTCTGAAAGTATATTGAACTTACACTTACTATATTTGGGTTTGCCATATTGTCCTCTCTTTAAAATATTAATGAAAAAGCAATTGCTTTTCCTGCTGATATCCCACCTGCTGCTGCTGCTGCCCATGATATATCAGTACCATCACTTGTTAAAACTTCGTTAGCACTTCCTACTGCCAATGCTGCAGGATCGCCACTTGCATCTCCATATATAATCTTACCTCTTGCTAGTCCTGCCATTTTAGCTAGGGTTACTTGGTTATCTGCAATATGTGCTGTATCAATAGAGCCATCTGTATAATGCTCACTATTAATTGCATCATCAGCAATCTTAGCTCCTGTAATAGCATCTGCTGCTATTTCGTCTGTTACTACTCCACCATCTTTAATGGTTATAGTACCACTAGATGCTGCAAAGTTATCAGAACTAAACTGAGCTACACCTTTAGCAGATGTACTTGCATCATCTCCTGCTACAGTTATTGTAGTTCCTGACACAGATGATGTTAATCCTGAACCACCTGCTATAGTAAAGTCTGCACTACCTGCTGTATCAGAAGCTGTATTAGTATCATCGGCAGTTATCGTAACTCCTGTAATATCTCCATCTCCTGTACCTGCTCCTATATAACTTCTTAAGTTAGCTCCTGTTACATATTTAAGAACTCCACTATCTGACATTATTATTTTATCAGTATCACTCCCTACTTCTGCCAAAGTTGTTACAGTTGCAGTACCTCCCAAGGTTACATTAGCCCCACTAAAAGTAAGGGCTGTTGTAGTACCTGACTTGATTATTAAGTTACCACTATTGTTAGTAGCTGAACCAAATGTAGTACCACCATCTTTAAAGAATATATCTGCTCCATCAGCATCTAAAGATATATCACCCGACACATCAAGTGTCATGTCTGTTACACCTGCTGTAGTAGCATTGATAGTAAAGACATCTGTCATAGTACCTGCTACAGATACTCCGAATCTAATTTGTCCATCTTCGTTACCATTGGAAACATCTACTGCCTCTGCTGTCATACGAGCAAATTCGTGTATGTTTCCACCATCGTCATTAAGTTCAAACGAAATATATATCTCATCTCCGTCTGCTCTTGTACTATTTCTTCCTGCAAATGTTGCTACTTTATTACTAGCGTTGTTAGTTGTATTAGCCACAAGTAATCCACCTTGGCCATTACCTGTATCGTTTCGTATATCTAATTCTTCAAGCTGTAACTTGTCGTTACCTCTTCTATATCTGATAGAAGAACCTGAAGTTATCTTTGCGTCATATCCTGAGGTATGTTCTGTGGTAGTGCTTAAAGACCAATATCCTGAAGAGTTGGTAGTAGTAGAACTGCCTTCAGTAGTAGTAGTATCAGCTTGATACAACTGAACTGTTGCTCCTTCTACAGCAGTACCATCGTCTTTAAACACATATCCTGCTTGATATATTGTTGCCATTATCTTCCTGCTCCTAATCTAGAATGATCTTTATAATTTAATGCCTCTCTAACATAATAGTCTACATCATTAAGTATATCACTTTCATCTATAAATATTAAATTAATCCCTTCTCCTGCCATTTGCTGTCTTACCATTATGTCATTTTGCAAGTAAGTTGCACCCATACCATAATGATAATACTCACCTTGCACATTAATTGCAAGGTCAGGTGGGTTGTTAAAAAAGAAATCTAATATTACTCCCCCTTTAAACAATCTTCCTCCTAAGAGAGAAGATTGATAAGTAAAATCAATACCTTCTTCTTTTCCAAAACTTTCTATTAAAGATCTGTAAACTAAATATTCGGGTAAACTTCCTTCCCAATTAGGTGGTGCTTGTAACTGACTTGATTGAGTGGTCATCACGGCTCCGTTAATAATAATTGAGTTGTTCCTCTTTCGTCATACGCTGTTTCTTCTAATCCTTGTGCATTCGTTATGTCAACATAGTAGTTTCTGTTAGTAGAAGAGTCATCTCTGTAAGTAAACTCTAATAAAGTATTGCTTTGTATAGCAGATAATATATTAGCTCTCATAGATTTAGAAGTTGATCCTTTATATCCTTTGTTTAAATCTATATTTACAGACCAACCAAATTTTGTATCTAATTTTTTTCTATACTCTAAAGTTAAACTAATTAAATCAGGAGAAGCTGCTATAGTATTAGTGGCAAGAGTTATTTTAAATTGTATTGATCTAAATGTTGTTCCTATATTACTTCCAAAAGTATAAGTTGTTATTCCATTTGAAGTGATTGTTCCCATAGTAGTATAACTTTCAACATAATCTAAAGCATATTCTATTTTTACAGTTTGATTAGAGTTACAATCTGCTGTTTCTGCTTTAAGTTTTAATGCTAATTTGTCTACTTCAACTTGATCTGCACTAAACCATGGAGTGTAATGTATGCCATCTACGCTATCTTCGTACCTGTAATTTGTTACTTGTGTTGGGTTAATAACATCTGATTGTAGTTGTTGGTAATATAGTTTTCCATCAAATCCCCAATACATTCTATAAGGATTAGTTGCTGTTAAAGTTCCACCTACATCAGATACAAATCCTGCTGTTATTTTTTTACCTCTATCAGTTCCTGCTGCTGACCACCTAACTTCCCAACCAACTTCGTTATACCCTAATATTGTACTGTAACCTGTACTTGCGTCTATTACAGGAGATTCTCCTGAAGCAAATAAATCTACAGTTCCGGGAGTTAAAGTCCCATCTACCATTGCAATTAAATCATTGTGAGTTCCTATAAGCTTAGATATCTTACCTCTGTAATCAGAAGGTAATCCATCATCTCTGTCAGGCCCCACTACTGTTACAACGGCAGAGTTACTACCATTAATATATTTATATATACTTAATCCTGCAGGTATGTATACAGAATCTCTCCATCTAACAGAACCTTTACCATTGTCATTGTGAAATGGTAAAGCTAGTTGTGTTTCTACAAATCTTCCGTTTGCAAAATCATGTGCAAACAATCCTTCTTTAGTCATAGCATATAAAATAGGATCACCACTAGCATTTCTAGCTACAAATAAATCAGTTACATGGCCATCAGGCAATGGTAACTTAGCATCATTTGCCTCAGTTCCTATAGTAGTTGAGTACCAAAGTTGTCCTGTATTATCTATTCCCCATAGTTTTTCGTCCCACCAAGCAAGAAACTTTGTATCTGTAGTGTCGTCAGTAAAATCTGTGCCATTAGATGTGTAAGTATATCCTCCTGTGTGAGCTATAACTAGGTATAATGTGCCTCCCATTCTTACTTCTAAAGCATCTGTTGCTACTGCAGGCAATGTATCTAACGCAGAAGTAAATGTGTCTGATCCTGAATTATATTTATATACTTTTTGATTTGACCATATACCATATAGTGCCCCATCAAATTCTTGTAGTATATCTAAGGATTCTCCTGTAGCATCTGAGTTACTTACAGAATTAGTTTTGGCAGGTAATACTAGGTGCCTTTTGTAGCGAAGGCTACAGGTACTGAACCAAGAACGATCTACATCTGTAGCTCCTTCCATTCTCTCTACACCTATACCACCCCTGAAATCAGCCCAAGATATTACACTTGTTCTAGCTTGTGAATCACGAGTGGTATCACCAATAGTAACCTTTGCAGGATAGATGGAGGCTAACACCTGCTGCACGGGTCTAGTTATTGGATAATAATTTCCATTAAGGTAAACCTCATTTTTCTTTATAACTTTATTGGCCATTACCTAACTGTCCTGACATTTGATAAAAATGGCATATTGTTTCTAGCTTGTTCTGATTTGGCAAACCAAAATGCTGCAAGATTTCTCATTCCATCAATATCAATATCAGGTCTTACAGATCCTGCCTGTGCTGCCAAAGCTGTAGCATAGGAAATAATATAATCTTCGGGAACTTCTGTAGTACTAGAATCTGAACTTAACTCAGTAGGTTTGTCACCACCTGTTAGTTTGATTAATCTATAAGAAGCTAATGCTCTGCCTCTATCTGACAATACTAAGTCAGCAGTACTAGCTCCCTGTAAAGTACCTTCTTTATCTATTCTCCATGTGTTTCTAGCAAGTTTTTCCCATGTTGCTGTATCATTTTTTACTACTTTAATATCATCTAAATGAACCACACAAGCTCCTAAATCAGAATCGTATTCAAATCTTACCTGTGTAATAGCTGTATTATCATAAGGAGCAACCAATGCTACTCTGCAATATTTCCATACATTAGCTGTTAAAGCAGGTACATCTAATGATTCTTCTATACCACCTGCATCTACTAAATGTATTTTTAAATTACCTGCACTTGTAGCTACTGAAGATTTAATCCAAAATTCTATGTAATCATATTTAGATATGTTGACTGAAGTGATGGTATCTGAAGCAGTATCTCCTGCTGAAGCACCTGCTGCAATTACAATTTTATTAGAAGCAGATCCTGTTTTGTAATCTTCTGTGTCTGCTGTTATAGTAAAATCAGAATCTACCGATTCATCAAATGCAGAATTGCAATCGTGCAAAACTTCAGAAGTAAATTTATCTCTGTAAAAAACATCTTGTATCATCTCTATACCACTAGGTATTTCCCACCTAGCATTTACTTTGTCTGTGTGTATATCAAGGTTTTCTACGGGATCATATATTTTTCCTGTAATAGCTAGTATAGATTGATTAATAAACTCATCTATAACAACAGGATCAAATCCGTCTTTCCATATTTCGTAAGTCACACTACCTGCAATAGTACCTGCTACTGCTGCAAATGTTATTGTACCTGTAGATGCTGTATAATCTGTTATTCTTCTAGTAGTACCATCATAAGTACCTGAAGTAAATCTTATATAACTTCCTATATATTCGTCATCTCCACCAAACAATGTAGTATCTAACGCAGTAGTAGTAGAACCACTACCTGATGTAGTACCGGTAATCATTTTACCTAGGTTTCTACCTATTGCTTTTCTTAAATCTTCTAATGTTTTGCCATGTGTTATTGCCATGTCTACCTTCTTTTAGCAGTTTTTTTCTTATAATTTCTATTAACCTTGCCTTCATATTTTTTCTTTTCTTTGGCTGTTAATATTATTAAATCATGTATATTTTCGTAATATCTTTTTCTTGTTTTACTTTGTGTTACTGCCATAATTATTTCTTCTTTTTTCTTTTCATAGCTTTTTTCTTTTTAGGTGGTCTGCCTCTTTTAGTTCCGTATGTACCTTTACCCATTGGTGGCATTTTTTTCCTCCTTAATTGCTTTTTTAACTTGAGCTTCGCCCATTATTTTAATTTGTTCTTTTAAATGTTTGTTTTCTCTAGAGAGAGCTTTGTTTACAACCTTAAGTCTAAACATCTCGTCTTCTCTCATAGTTTCTTCTATGTCACTTTGTAGTACAACTACATTATCTGCGAGATGCTCTTGCTTTCCGTTTAAATTTTCTGTTAAGTTTCTTTCTGTCAATTTTTGTTCCTTCAAAATAAATTTTTCCTGTAGTACTTTCGTTTCTTTTTTCTTTATTTACCCTTATTTCATCTAATATCTTACCTGCTTCTTTTCTTTGATCAAGTGTCATCTTAGGTTTCTTTTTACCTTGTGCTCTTACTTGTGTTACCCATGTTTCATGAGCTTCTCCTATCATAGTTTCGATAGCATTATGAGAGTAAGGGTCGCTAGGAGTATAAGGCACATTGTGAAGTACCGATCTCCTTTCTGTAACTGAATCGTAAAAACTAAATGATAAAGATTTAATACTACCTGTCCCGTATTCACCTATAAGGGTGACACCAACAGGTAGTATTAACCTTCTATCGTAAGTTTCTGAGCCTACGACCTGCACTATTAAGCACCAATGTTTAAGAATACTGCTGAATATTCAGTAGTTGCTCCAACAGCCATAACTCCACCAAGTATAAACTCAGCACTAGAGTCGTCTGCTACAACATCTACGGAACCATCAGTAGTAGATCCTGTCATTACATTTTTACCTAATACAACTGTACCATTTGTTAGTACTGCTGCGGGGCCGTACACTTGGTTCCAAAAGTAATAGTTAGCTGTAACATCACATCTTGGAACACCTGCTGCGATACCATCAATGTCGTTAGTGTCCCATACTTCTACTCCATTGTGAGGATTCTTTAGAATACCTGCTTGTGAAGAAGTTGTAAGAGCTGTTGCTACTTTGTCAGTATCATGTAGGTTTATTGTAAGTGCTGCTCCTGTGGCTGCTGCAGAGTGATTTTTAATACTCCACATCTGTCCTTCACCATTAACATCGTTTATGAAAACATATCCGTCTTCATAATCTCCAACAGTTGTACCTACTCCTGTATAAGAACTAGATGCAGTAACTGCTGTTGAGCCACCATTAGTTAATACTATTTGAGTAGCTCCTGCAGATGCTGCTGATGCAACTGCTAAGTCTTTAATGTGGTCTGATGCTGTTTGAGCTTGCATAGTAACCTTACCTGCTGTAATAGCTTCGCCTGCGTAAGCATAAACGAAAGCACTACCATCAGGAAGTACCATTCTAGCTCCGATTCTGTTCTTCTTTGTTGAAGAAGTAACTTTCTCGTCACCAAAAGAGCCTTGTATTGTAACCGGAAATGCCATGATTCCCTCCTATTTATAAAGTAGGGGACGAACCCCTACGACCAACCGATTGTTAAATTTCGTATAAGCTCGGTCAATCGTTACACTTATACTAAAAGAAGGAGAGGTTAAATAGAGGATTTCTTCTCTTGTTTAACCTCTTCCTTTGCTTTTTCTTTTTTAGGATTGCATATACACTTGTCACCTTTAGCTTCAAGTCTACACTTGCCGTCCCATACTATAGGAAATAAGCCTATAGCTCCTCGTCTTTGCTGTGTGTTTGCATCACTTGGCTGATTCGGATATTCTGATCCACAAGGTTTTGCTAAATCTCCTTCAGCATTAAACTTAGGAATATGATTGTAGTATGTTGTTTTACTTTGCCAATCAGGCAGTAAGCCGTCAAACTGATCTATCCCCATGTTTTTCCTCTGTTTATCGATTTCTTTTTTTTGTTGCTTTTTATTGTGTCCATAATAATGATTAACCAATTAATGCCTCCATACTATTAGTTATTAGTTGCTAAAGCTGCAGCATCAAATATAAGTCCTGCACCTCTAGTATCATCTAACTCAAAGACACCATAGTCTGAAGTAATAACCACTTCTGTGGCTCTCAAACTTGCATCTCTCTGCCTCTCTGTTCTAGTGTCTACAGACTTAAGAACTGCCATAGCTGACTTGTCAGCAATAACACCTGTTGCATCATCTGAAGAGTCAACTGATAAGTTACCATCTTCAAATATTGATACACCATTCATAGGTCTTAGTCCACTCCAAAAGTCTTTCAATAGATCTGCAGACCAACCACTTGATAGTTCTGCTGAACCTGATGAAGCAACTGTTGCAGCTTCTTTAGAAAGATAAGCTACTGAGTTAGGGTGATGTAAAATGTAAATTTGACTACCAAATTTATTAGCTTTTGCATAAGTGATTGCTCCCTGTATGTTACTTGCTTTCATGCTTGCTGCTGCAGCACCAAGAGTGGTACCACCATTTAAAGAACCATACAATGAATGAACATCTGTATCTTTCTTTCTTGCCATTGCATCACCTAATTGTTTACCAATTATAGTGAATACATTGTTTTGTTGTTCACGAACAAGTTTATCAGTTAAGATAACTTTAGCTCCAACTTCTGCTGCTGTTAAGTCAACAGTTGTCATGCCAATTTCTTGATCGTCAACGATGTCAACACCATCTGTTAAGTCATCAACTTGCATTTGTCCTACTTTAGGAACAGTTACCTGTTTAGCTCCTTTAGGTAGGTTAAATTGCTCAATTAATGCCATAGCAGGTGCGTTGTGTTCTTCCGTGTATCTAGCTGCTGCGATAATTATCTTACTCGCATTTTCTAGATTTCCGGTTGTCGCTGTCTGTGCCATTACGACCTCCTTAAATTAAGGTAAATAAATTATCCGATGCCTGCAGCCCTTCGAGCTGCTGCTTCGGTTTCAGGATTGCGAACTCCTGAGTTGTAAAGATCCAATAATCTTTCCTCACTTGTCGTGGCTTCTGCAGGAGCAGTATTGTTGTCAAAGTTCTGTGTAGGAACTTTGCCTTGCTTTAGTCTAGCATTTTCTTCTTTTAATGCTCTGACTTCAGACATATGCTTTGCTGCAGTTTCCATTTCTTGAGGTGTTTGGTACTTTAATAGTACTTCAGGATCTACATTGTATTTTTTACCAAATTGTAAAGATGCCTTAAATTGACCTTCTCTAAATTCTAATCCTTTTTTATAATTCTGCTCTACTTGTGCTTGTTGCACTCTGTTTTGATAATAAGTATCAGCAGCATATTGTATCTGTTCATTACTATATCCTTGTTGTGCTAACTGTTGTTTATAATTTTCAGTTTCGTACAACATTTGATTTTGCAAGTTTTGTTGTTCTACTTGTTGTAATCTTTGTTGTGTTTGCTGAAGTGTTTGTTGCACATCATTATCAGGCTGAACAGAACTAGGATAAGTCCCTACATTTTCTTCAGCTTTAGGTGCTGTAGTTTCTGTAGTAGAATTAGTTTCAGTAGATGGTGCAGGATTTGCTTGTGGTTCTGCCACAGGTTCTGTTGCAGGTTCTACTGTAGGCTCTGCTTGAGGTTCAGCTACAGGAGCTGTACTCTCTTCAGATACCATATTTAATTCAGGTTGTATATTTTCATTTTCGTTTACCATTTGTCCTCCTTATATAAAAATAACAAAATAAATAAAATTCGTCAATCCTCTAACATCAAATAAAGATCTCTTGATTTAGATGCTAAATCAGGTCTTTCTAATGATTCTAAATAAATTTCTCTTAATTGTTGTGCTTTCATAATTCTTTTATATTCTTTAGCCTCTCCAAGATATTTTAATCTTTCTAAAAATACATAAGGTATAGGAAGCCTAGAAGTATTTCTTGCTATAACAGCTTGTTGTTCTAATGTTAATGATTTCATTAAAGTATCATATTCTGTTTCCCATTTTTCCCAATCTATTAATTGAGTACCGGGAATTTTAACTGTATCAAACATTTTAAAATATTTATTTAAAGCTATTTTTTTTGGATCAGTTACTTGATCATCAATTTCATCAAACTCAACATCATAACCTACTTCAAATTTTTGACCTCTTATATAGCTTTTTAATTGCCTGTATCTGTCATACATATTTCTATTTCCTTCGGCAGTATTAGGATATAGCTTAGTCATTTCAATTAATTCGTTTTGAAAGTTTTTTTCTATTCTTTCAATATCGCTAAAGTAAACTGCAAAATCATTTGTTCCTCTTTTAATTGTTTGTTCTTGCAATGGACTTAATTGATCCATAATAGAATACCTTAAAATATCTTTTTCAAAAGGTTCTAAATTATCATAAGGGGCATTCATAATATCCCAAGAAGCTTCTTTTAATATTCCTGATGCTCCTTGAGGGTGTGCTCTAAGTCCTGTAAACTCTGAAACAAACCTAGTTCCTGACCCTCTTACCCTGTCTGACCACTCTAAATTTCCTTGAGTGTTTTCGAAAAATGTAGAGTTAATCCATAAAGGAGTAACCATTTCAGTAAATGGAGATACAAAGTTACCTATTGTTTCTAAAGAGTTTTCACCTTCTCTAAATTGTGGTTCTCCAATATAATTTGTTCCTGTAAAGAAATCCCAAGCAGTTGATGGACTGTAAGCCATTTGTGCTCGTACCCATCTAATACCCGGATTGTTTTCACTTAAAGAAAGAAAGTTTTCCCAATCTTCCATATCTTCTTGAGTTCCTGATTTGTAAAAGAAATTCATTGCTTTAGCAAGTATTCTTGCATCTGATACAAACTTAGATCCCGGCCCCAACTTTTGATCATTTTGGCTAAATAACAAAAAACTACCTGATGTGGGATCTAACATATCAATTATTTTCTGTCCTGCTTCTTCAGGATCATCTCCTCCAATAGCAGAGTTAGCTATTTGTAAAGCCATAGTTGTCATAGCTAATCCTGTAAAAAGATTTATCAAAGCTTTTTGTGCCATGTATCTTTCAAAAGCAGTACCTGTAAAAGCTTTTGCCCATATGCCAAATATAGCTCTTCTGTATCTACCTGCAAGCATAAATGAAGATTCTATATTAGCTTGTTTAGGTGATATTCCTTTTAGTCCTGCATCATATAATCCTCTCATATCATTTACATACTGAGCAATAACTGACCTTCTAGCTGCTTGCTCTGCAGCAGACAAAGAAGGATCAACTAAATAATCTAAAGCTTTAACAAGTTCAATTCCTGCTACATCTAAAACTCTTCCAAAGGCTAACTCAAAAGGCTTTCCTAATTTTTCAAAAGCTTTTGGCCACCCTACTTGTGCTGCAACTTGGAATACCTCGTTACTTTCAGATGTTAATAATTCAGGATATTTGTTTAGCCAATCTAAAAACTCTTCTGTATTTTTATAATTTTGTACTAAAATTGATCCTTGTTTTTGATCTTTAAAAGTTGTTAACAAAGTCTTCCAAAATTCTCTAACATTAGTTGCTTGAACAGCAGGGTGGTTAAACCACATAGGAAGCAAATGAATATTAATAACACTTGCATCAATACCTAAAGCCACCATTCTTTGCATAGAGTTTGCTTGTAACCACCATTTTTGTATTCCTTCAATATTAGATACTCTAACCATTTCGTCTAATGCTTGAACTGTCTTTATAACTTCATCATAAACTCCATGAGGCCTAGCCATGCTTCCACCTGTATCATCTACAATTATATTGTCTTTTAATATTAAAAATACATCTTCTTCATTAGGCCCCACAGGAATACCTTCGGTTATCATTTGTTCTTTAGTAGTATTAAAATATATTTTTTCTAAATTATATTCTCCAAATTCATCAGGCTCTAATCCTCTTAAATTAATAAGATCTTTTCTGTCAATAGGATCAATACTTCTACTTAAAAGATTAATAAAATCTGTATTAGTTTTTATTAATATTTCTTGCATATTTTCTTTCTTGACTTCTCTTTTCATTACATTGTCAATGATTTCTTGATATCCTTTTATATCATTTTTAAATCCTTTTGAAGTATTATCTAATGCTTTTATAAAATTATCTAAATCTTTTGGTGTCATATCATAGTTGTAATTATATTCTTTAGCATCATCAATTAATTCTTCTACAAACTTTAATTCATCTACATCTATGGCAGGTGCAGTAGGGACTTCTAAATCTTTTTGCAATTGAAACACACTATCTAAAACAGCTTCTCCTGTAGTGTAGCCTTCTCCTGTAGGATTCCAACCATTGATACCATAGCTCATACCTTTTATATAATCTTGACCTTGATCAAAGTTAAGATTTTTAGGTCTGCCTGCTTTTCTCCATACTTCTAAAAGATTTTGTCTTTTAACTATGTTTGCAGACAATGCAGTTATTTCTTCTTCTATTGCAGCTATTGAAGGAATGTCTTCAGGATCAAGAGTTGTTGCAATTTTTTCTAACTGATCTAATTGATTTCTTAAAATTGTTAATTCTTTATATGTATTATCATTAACATCTTTTATATATTCTTGTATTCGTTGTTGCAAGTATTTTTTAGCTGCAGGAAAATTATAATTTTTTGTATTACCATCTAATAATGGCTTTAATATAGGATATTGATTTACATAATCTACTCCCATAATTCTTCTTGCGTGAGCTAACACAACAGCAAATTGTGCTTCTATTCTTGCTTGTTGCATTCCTATTCCTGTAAAATCTTTTGCAAAATTTGGTAATGATTTGAATACCCTTGCAACAACACTACCGCCTTCTTTCATTTTTACTTTAGCTAAAGAATCAATTATATTATCTCCTGTAGGATCTGATATAAATTTAGTAACATCTAATGCAGAATTGCCTGTACTTTCTACCCATGCTTTTAACATATCTACTTCGTCTTGTGTAAAGTTTACTTCTTTAAACTTACTTTTTTGTATTGCTATCATTTTTTCTTTCAATGTATTAGCTTCTCTTATAAGGCTTCTTAATTCGTTTCTGTTAGCTATCGGGTAAGGCATTGCAACTTTTTCGCCTGCTTCGTATTTATTAATTAATTCTTCTAAATATTTAGGATCATAAGCCTCGCCTTTAGGTAATTTCTTGGGACCGTATTCTCTAAATAAAATTTTTATTGCTCTTCTTCGTCTAGTTTCTTTTGTAACAAAGGGGCCGAAAATAGATTCTTCTGTTAATATTTCTCCTGTATCATCTACATATTTTTGTCCACCTAAAAACTTAATTTTATAATCATCAAAGTTTGCATTATAAGCTCTTCTTAATCTAGCTCGAAGTTGCTCAAAGACAACTTCGTTTGCAGGCTTGTAAGTATATCCTTCTAATTCAGATAATCTAACTCTAGAAAATTTTCTGCTGTATTCAGACCCTGCTTTTCCATTTACCTTATATCCAAAATTAGGATCTTTTCCAACAATTACAACATCAACTTCTCCTGCTTCGCCATGTTTAACTTGCTTAGTCCATAAAGATCTTGCAGAATAACCTTGTTCACTTCTTAAATCTGTTTGAAATTTATTGTAATCATCAGGTGTTAGTTCTTTTGCATCGAGTGAAGCTTTTGCTATATCTTCTAATTCTTCAGGAGTATACTCTATTATATCTGTTAAATCATTATCTCTTGCTCTTGCTATTTCTTTTCCTCTATTAGTTGTATCTATTCCCTGATCTATTAATCTGTTGTTAGTATAATCAAAAGCTTTAGCTCTTCTTATAATATATTTTTTTTGTTCTTCATTTAGTATGTCGTCCCAAATTCCCCATCTTTCTCTACCTGCGTAAATTTCTCTTTGTAATTCTACGTTTTTTATTTGATTTATTGTAGGATCTAAAAATCCTGTTTCAGATTTAGGAGGAGGTGATTTTAATCCATAATCTACTCCTGTAATATCTCTGTTTATTAAAGGATTAACTTCATCAAAAATTCTAGTGGCACTTAAATTTTCAGGATCTATTCCAAGCTCTTTCATTTTTTTAAGATTTTCTTCTGTAAACAACGGGTGGTCTTTTATAATATTTCCATCATCATCTCTAAACTTAAACATTCCACGATTAGCTTTTGTTACATCAAGTTGTGTTTCTCCAAAAATGTCATCAAATTCTTCAGTTCTTATATAACCTTTTAATTTATAAGCTTCTTGATCAACCATTGCCATTCCCATAGTGTGAATAAGTTTTAATTTTTCAATGGGATTTTTTAAATGTTTTTGTGGATTCCATAATCTTTGTACTTTATGCAAACTATTTTTAAGAGCTGTAGGCAATGTTTGCCAAGCTTTTTGTCCTAGTATTGATTCAGCAGTTTCATTTTTTTCTGTCATAGGAAATGCTTCGCCCATTTTATGAGCATCGCTATAATGTATTCCGTTATCATCATAAAAAATTTGAGTTACTTTTTCTATATCTTCATTTAAAGCAGGATCTTCAGATACAGTAAGCTCTGTTGGGCTTTCAGGATCTATTGTTTTTACTTTAGGATTAATAGGATCACTAAAAGGATCAGCAAAAAATGTTCTAAGACCGGGTGTAGTTTTAGCTGCTTTACCCATACCTTTTACTACTCCTACTCCTATTGCTCCTCCTGCAATTCCTCCACCTAATGCACCGACTATCATGCCGGGTATTCCTCCTGCTTCATGTCCTTTTTCTGCTAAAAAATGTCCTCCTGCAGTTACTCCTGTTTCAGAAATTAATCTTGCAGGCAATGCTCCTCTAGCCATAAATGCGGGTTCTACTATATTAGCAGCTCCTCTTAAAGCTAAGTTTGCTGCCCTGCCTCTTCCTTCTGCCGCAGCCAATCCTCTTAATCCACCTCGTATTCCCATAGCACCTGCTCTTCCTCCTGCTATCAAAGGCCCCAATCCTGCTGTTCCTAAAGTTATAGCTACATCTAATGGTGTAGTTAATTGAGTTGCAAATTCTGCTACAGGTCTTATCCAACTAGGAGCACCTGCTACTGCTTCTTTAGATATCATAGGAGTCAGCCAAAAATTTCTGTCGTCAGGAATACCTTGTGGTGGTGGTGGTGGTGGTAATAAATTTTGTTGAGGAGGAGTGTATTTTGTTCCTGCAATTCCTTGTCCTACATTTCTAGGAATTTGTTCTACACTTAAAGTTGGCGAAGGAGGTGGAACATATCTACTTCCTTGTATATTATAATTGTTCATTAATAGTATATAAACCTAGTTGACGGAGCAAATGCTCTGTTACTTATTCCTCTTTGATAAGGAGTTTGTCTTTCAAATCTCTCTTTAAAAGGTTCTGCTTGTGATAAATAATCTGTAAATCTTAAATCAGGAGTTTCTCCTTCCCTAGCCATACTTCCTAATTTCCCAAGATATTCATTATATATTTCTTGAAAAGATTGTTGGTAAAACTTTTTCTTTGTAGGATCTATTTGTCCTGATGGTCTTGTGTAAAAATCTGCTGCTGCAGGTGAGCTGTAATATGCTGCAGTAGGTGTCGTTTCTAAAAATTCTTGTGGTAAATAATCTGAAAAAGGATTAGCCATATTGGTAGATAAATCTTGCCCAACATTATAAGTACTTACTCCCTGTTGTGCAGAAGGAATATTATACCCCATATCTCCTCTTCCTGCTGTAAATCCGGGTTGCATTTTATATCCCGTAACAGGAGGACTAGAATAAGTTAAAGCATCTATTCCTGTCAAAGGATTTGTTCCACCTCCAACTGTATATCCTCCGTAAGGATTATTAAATGCTTCTATTTCTTCATCTGTATAATCTATAGCTTTTCCTGCTAAAGTATATCTTCTTACCATATTATCTTCCTATCTAATAAATCGATCAAATAAATTATTTGTTAAATAATGTATAGGATTAAGTGCAAAAGTTCCTGCATTTATTAGGTCATTTAATCTTTGCTGAGCTAAATACCTAGAAGCATCATTCCAATTAGGGTGAGATAAATTATAGAGTCCGGGATTTTTTGAAGGATTCCAAGCTCCTAATGTCCATGGACTCATAAAAGGATCAACTAAAGGCCCTGTCCAATCTTGTCTGTTACCATACAACATCTCTTCATTTGCAGGTGGTAATAAAGTATTAGCAAACGAAGAAGGGTCAAATACAGGAGCTACGACAGGGTCTACTACAGGTGCTACCATAGGTTGATTTTGTATTCCCATACTTCCTATAGGAGTCCCTACTCTTTGTATAGGTTCATTTACAGGAGGTTGATACCCTGTTCCCATTGTTGTAGTTCTTGTAAAATCTGATACAGGACTTCCTCCTCTTCTTGTTATATCTTGCATATCAGATGCTGAAGCTAAACTAGGAAAGTTTAACTGAGCAGACATGTAATCAGGACTCATTCCATTATAAGTTCCTGCTCCACTTGGTAACCCTACTTTTGGTGCATTAACGGGATCCAATCCAATAAACTTATTTGTAAGTGGTACATTAAACAAATTATAAGGATCTTCCATAAAGCTTCCTGTAAAAGTACCACCGGGCATTAAAGGCCCTGCTTGTCTATCAGCCATTCTTTCTTGTAGCATTTCTCCTGCAGGTTGCATAGGTGGTATAGATCGCATTGTATTATTTATTACCCCTGTCATAGGTGGCATTGTATTATCTATTACCCCTGTATTTGGATTTATAGTTTCTGCAAAAAAATCAGCAGGATTTCCCTCCATCATTCTGTCATCTAGTCTTCCATTCATCATTGTCATATTATGCTCTCTTTAAAAATTAAATATGTTTTCATTTACATTAAAATTAGGGTCTGTAATATCTCTAGGAAAAGGAACAGAAGTATAAGGTTGAATTGGTGCATTCATTCCGGGTACGGTAGGAGGTGCTTCCATTCCTAACTGTGCTTTTTGAGATCCTGTCATTATTTTTTTAGCTTCTGCTTCTGCTTTTTCATTAGCTATTTTTATTTGCTGTGCTTTTATTTGATCATTAGCTTCTTTAGAGTTGGTAAGATTTTGCATTAATGGAGTTCTTTTACCATCTGCACCTATAGTCCAAGCATCTATTACTTTATCATTTAATCTCTTAACCATAATATTTCCAAAAGCTCCTCCTGTTGGAGTTGTAGGCAAACCAAGCCCAAGAGCATCTATTTCTGCAGCAGTTGCTGCTCCTGCTCCTGTTGCACCTGCTCTTCCTTCATTTAAAGTTGCTTGCATATATCCTGTGTCAGGATTTCTGTTAAATATAATACTTTTACCATCTGCTGTTTGTGTTTGTGTTTGTGCTTGATTGTTATTAGTCATAACATTATTCATATTAGTACTACCTGTAACATTAATTGTTTGAGTAGGTGCTTGACTTGCTTGTCCCATAGTACCTACAGGAGAAGTTCCTGTTGGTACATTTACACTCATTGGTTGCATACTTTGGAAAGGAGATCCTGTTCCTAAAGCCCCACCATACATTAATGATTGCGGCATACCTGCTACTGTGCTAGGTCTAGTTGCTAATGCTTGATTGTATATATTTTGCAAATTAGATTGAGCTGCAGTTCTTAAAGGTGCAGGTAAAAGTTGTGTTAATTGCTGTCTTAAAGCAAGTTCGTTTTCGCTTCCTTGATAAGGATTGCTTTCTGTTCCTCCAATATAGTTAGTATATATTTGTTGTTCTGCAGGAGTTAACTGAGCAGGTGAAATTCCACTAATTATTTTTTGTTTTACTTGTTGAATAGCTCCAAGACCTGCTTGTAAATCTGCAATGTAATTAGGTTGTCCGCCTAAATATTGTTGGAATCCAAATGCTCCTGTACCACCCGGAATTGTTCCTTGTGGTTGGAATGTTCCCATTCTGCTAGATAATAAATATGCTTCTTGTGCTAATTGTAATGGAGTTTTGTACAATCCTCTCATTAAAGGAATACCACCACCCGGCATTGCTGCAGGTAATGCTCTTCTATAATCAGATAAAGGAACTCTTGACAATGCTTGTTGTTGCAAACTTCCGGGCATAGGAACTCCGGGTGCCATTAAACTTTGACCTAAAGGAAATGATCCTATTCCTGCACCCGTTGTTCCAATAGCTCCAAATCCTGTAGCAGTTTTACCTGTAACATTAGGAGGTTGTAATGTTGGGTCTGTAGGATCTTGTGTTAACCTATATCGTTTATATTCATTAAATTTATTATTTGTTTCAGTTGGATCAGTTAATGTTAAAGCAGGTTTAGGATTTCTTTTTCCATTTACAACTTCAAAAACATCTAATTTAGTAATTATGCCGTTTTCGTCCATTTCAAAATCAAATTCTACTTTGCCATCATCTAGGCCTTTAAAATTATATCCACCCTGATCTGTAGGAGCTTGCAAAAATGATTTTACAAGATCTTTACTTTGTTCTTTAAAAGCTTGCATTGATTCAAATTCAGGCACTCCCAATTCTGTTCTTCTTAATTGATCATACTGACTTGTAGGAGTATCTATTGTAACTAATTTTCCTGTGTCAGGATCTACATAACTTCCACCAAAAGCTCTTCTTTCTGTAACTCCTTCAGTTTCTGCAATAGAAGGAGCAGGTGTTTGTCCCATTCCACCTGTTGGTGTTGGTGGAATATAAGCAGGTTTGGTTGGATCCTGAATAGTATCAGGAGCTTGTTCAGTTATAGAACTGTAATCAGCTAGTTTATTAGATGCAACTGTAGTTTTATCTGCTTCTTCATATGGAGTTAAATAATTTTCTTGTCCCATTGTTCCATAAGAACCCGTTGACAATTTCAATCCTAAAACAGTATTGGCAGGAATTTTTTCAAAAGAAAAACTTATCTCTTCGTTGTTTCCTTGAAAATCAGTTATTTTAATAATTGGAGCAAAATTTATAGCATTATCAAAATCATCATTATTTGCTATCCATTTAAACTTTCCAAGTACATTTCTACGAACCCATTTTCCTGATTTTCTATATTCTTCATCTATTGCATTTTGCATTACATCATGAGCATCTCCTCGTGACCAAGGTTGTGTACTAAAAAAGTTATATCTTTTGTACCAATCAAATCTGTCTTCTGCTGTAGCTTCTTTTGGAAATTCAATAATTACAGGTAAGTTATATATAGATTCTCCAAATCGTTTTTCTCCACGATTTCCTACTATATATTTTGCCCCTGATGATTGAGCTTCATAATATTTTGTTGGATCTGACATTATTTTTCCTTTATCTTAGTGCTTGTCTTCTAATTCGTTCTTCATCACTCATTGCTCCGGGTCTTGGAGTTCCGGGTGCTACCATTCCTTGAGGAGGTGTAGGTTGTGGAGGAGGTGCACCTGCCATTGCATTAGGCATTACTCTAGGATCCATACCTCTAGGCTGTTGTGGCTGTGGAGGTTGAGCTGCTTGTTGCAACTGTTGTTCTGATTGTAATCGTTTTGTTTGCTTTTCGTTCATCATAGTAATAAGTTCACCATAATAGAACTGAGCAAGGTCGGGTCTGCCTCTATCTTCTGCTGATTGTAGTAAAGTCCAAAGTGCAGCTTCAGGTAATATCCTTTCTGCTGTTTGTTCTTTAATAGCATCATCTATCATATCTGTATCTTGTAATCCAAGAATTTTATCTCTAATAAATATATCAGGCAACAATGGACTTTCACCATCTCTAGCTATTTGAGCCATATTCATCTTGGTCAAATCATCTTGAGGTAGTTGTCCTACAAATGTTATTTCAATATCACCTGTGCCTTTTATGTCTTTAGGACTTATTTTTTCTTTAAAGTATTGTCTGTTCATATCCTGACCTGACAACTCCATGCTGTCAAAGGATTCAGACATATACTGATCAAATATTATCATACATATTTTTTTATAAGCATTTTCAAGTGCTTCTATTCTAGGAGATATAATGGAATCAATACCTTGCCTTAAAGTATTAATTGCAAATCCTGATAATTGAAATTGTATATCTCCATAAAGAGTATGTGGTACTCCACCTCTTTGCATCTCTCCTGAGATTAATCCCATAAAGGATCCTGTTTCTCTAGCTACTTCCATTAATCCTAATGGTTGTATATCTTCTCCTTGTGCCAAAGATATTTCTGTACCTTCTTTGTATGGATCTTCATCAAGAGATTTTGTACCATCTCTTGATATAATTTTTAATCCTTGCCTTCTAGCACGGGAAGTTAACTCTAGCATAATAGACATTATCTGATTATTCTTTTCGTAATTTTCTCTATTATGTTTATAAATAGATTCTCCGTAATCAGCAATCGTGTCATCAATAGGAGTCATATCATTGAGAGCCTGTATCATGGGAGCTGACCCCACAGGCCCCAAAAATACAGGCACCTCGTCTGCTCCGTGAGGAGTAGGTTTCTTAGCTACTCTTCCGTTAGAAAGAACTACTGTGTTCATTTCTTTATCGTAATAATCATATACATCTATCCAATCTTCGTCATCATAATCTTCGTTTCTTGGAAGTCTGATATTGTATTGGCTTTCAACTAAGTCTTTAGATTTTTTAACTTTATAACAAGCCCACTCTAGCCCTTCGCTGCCAAGTCCCCAATATGTGTGCATCGGATCCCAAGGTGTAATATCTACATAAGTATTTTCATCTTTATCTTTTACAAGTAAAGCCCTACCTGCATACCAACCTCTTAATGTAATATACCAAGCTAGTTGGTTTTTAATCGAAGGCATAGAATGTCGTTTAATTCTTTCGTCAGCACTTTTTAAGATACCTAGAAAGAATTTTTCTTTTTTATTGTTCTTTTCCCTATCTTCTTCTTTTTCAGAAACATTAGGAATCCTTGCTACCATTTCACTTCCTGTAACAAAGGAAATTATTTTATCTGCATAGGTGGAAGGTTCGTTAGATGTGTAGGATTGGTAACCGTCACCTGCATCATAAGGATCTAATCTGTAAAGAGAAAAATCTCTGTCCATTCTGTTTCTTAATGGTTCAGTAGCATCATAGTGACTCTCTACTTTATCTATTATTCTTTCAGGTTTATAACTAGCTTTTGCCATTTACCATCTCCTTACACGGATTGATGTTCTATTTTCTATATGTGCATAACCAAAATGGTTTATCAAACCATAGATTACGGCTTTTATTCCATGATTATACTTATCTTCAGGCTGATTGCCAACTATATTTCCATCTCTATCTGTTTTCCACTTGTACACAAGTGTCTGTCCATTAAATGGATTTGGAGCTGCACCAAACTCTGACAAGATCCCTTTACATTGTGGGTTAATTATTAATCTAGGTTCTCCGTTTGGAGCTAATTTTAACATAGATTTTAATTTTTCTGTACCATCATTGATCTTAACTTTCTGAGAATCAAGGTACAAGCCTGTTTCATTTAACCAAACTTCTGCAGGAGCAGCCATAGCCTGATGCTGATACCCTGCCACATCAATTACCCCAAATTGTACATCACTCCACCACTCTCTATTCTGACAAATGTTAATCATTTCTTCTGTAATGAGGGACTTTTCGTAGACTTCGTCGATAAGTCTAACTTGATCATCGCTGATCTGTATCGCCTCGATAGCATAGCCGCCTGCATAACCCGGGTCGATCCACAAATGGACGGGTTCATTCGGTACATAACTAGCTTTTTCTGATATATGTCTATCACTTCTGAATTCTTGGAATACGATTCCCGTAGGTGGAGAAGGAATACCTTCAATCCTTTCCATAAAGAAATCATCACTAGCTTCATTTTTAAGCTTTTGTATTTCAGGGTCATTTTTGCCTCCCGGATATAAATGTTTATTCGTATAAGAGGGCAGGGAAAAAGATTTCTCGTCTTTATCTCCGTATTTCCATGCCTGAAACAACGAAGGATACCAACCAAGGCTACCTTCAAATGTTCCTGCTAAAAATAACCATGCACTTCTAGGTGCACATCTACCTCTTACTCTGTAATAACTTTCTAAATCTAACTGACTAGCCTCACAACCTACAATTCCATTGGGTGCTCTCATAGCTAGAGTACGAGGATCTTTAGCTGACTTAGTTTCAATAACTGTTCCATCAGCAAGTTCTATTCTGCCCGGATCTACTCTCTTAGATGCCTTCTTTAATAGGTTTAATTTAGCAAAATCTTCTATTAAATACTCAAATTCTGCCCTAGTTCTGCCGTAATCAGCAGCAACTAGCCAATATAACCCCGGTTCTTCTGTTTCAAATATCTTTCTAAGCAGAAATTTACTAGCGATCATGCTTTTTCCTGCTTGTTCCCCACCTGCTACAAGTGTAAACCTTTTATCTGAATCTAATATTACCCTTTGCTCGTCAGTAGGTTCAAACCCTACTTTCTCGTAAAGGAAATCAGTTAATTCATTTTGTGGTTGAGTCATTAATTATGTCCTCGGCTTCTTTTTCAACTTTAGTTTTAGGCTTTTTTTCCTTATTACTCTTAGCCATCTTCCTAAATTCAGAAATAAGTTGTCTAGAATCATCACCTGTGTTGTCACCTGCTTTATATCTTTCAGGTAAGTGGGCATTTAACATGGTTATTAACAGTAAGGGTCTAGAATAATCTCCACTTTGTAACATCTTGTCTATCAAAGTAAAAGCTGTACTCTCTAAACTTTCCCCAACTGCTAGCTTTGCATCGTCAAATTCCTGCTTAAAGTCTGAATCTTCCTTGAACCATTCATATATTGAGTTCCTACCTACAGGTAACCCACTAACAGCACTCGATATTGTTCTAGATTTACCAAATGCCTTTAAAAATTTCTTCTTTAATTCTACTTTTTCTTTGTCACTAAACGCCATTGACCTGTCCTCCTACTTACAATATAATAATATTGTTGACTCACATAGTCAACTCTTTCTCTCGTGATAGGGGGAACATAATAAATATTCACATATAATTATCTATTCTAAACAATTCCCCCCTATCCGTTCATTTTTCAAGCCTTCCTTGTATTGACACGCTTTGCAATATAGCTATATAATGCTATAGCGAGAGAAGAATACCATAATTAGCTTTGCTCTCCCCATAAGAGGGAGAGCAATTAGCTATATAATAGCTACAGCCATAGCAAGTCCACTTTGCAAAAAAAAATTGTCATAGGTATGTATAGCCTACTAGAAGATTTCTTAAGACATAGGGGGTGGTCGCTTCTTTGTTTGTTTGTTAGTCGCCATTCGCTTCTTGGTTGTTACTTGCACCACTTTTGTTACATCGGTTTGCTATTTTTTATAGTGTTTGCTTTGTTTAAATTATATTATATTAACTACTTTGCTATTGTATGTGAATGCAATGGGTCTAGCTATTGAATTGGTAATGGCAAGGGACTTGCCAAATGGATCCTTCGGACAAATCGACGGCTTTCGATTTGATTCGAACCGAGCGAATCTTTTTAGTAATTGTAATTAGGGTAATAGTAAATGAATAATAAGTAATATATTATTATAGCCAACCTGTAAAAGTGTAGCATATTGCTACAGGATATATCAAAAGAGTATGCAAATCTTTTGCAATTTTTTCGCAATAACAAGTGATTGCAAAAAAATTGCAAAACACGACCTAAAGGTCGCCAAAGGTTCGCATCTTCCTTTTGACATATCCTTCCGACAATATGCTTTTAAGCAGGTATGGTTGGCTGATTGGTCAACAGAAATTAATTCATATAGGAGATAAAAATATGAATAACTTTAATAAAAACTTTAATAACAATTATTCAACTAGAAAGTCTAGTTATTGGAAATGTGAATTGTCACCATTTCACACAAAGAAAATAACAGCTAAGCACCCTGTAAAAGAAGATGTATACAAAGAAGGTATATTACTATATAGTAAAGGTCAAACGCCTGATAGCTTGTATATGTTCGATTATGGGACATTCTTAGCACATGAACCAAATCTAGAGAAATGGAATACTATACCATTTGTAAAAACTTCTCAAGTATTTACAGAAGTAGAAATTCTAGCACAAAGAAGAAAAGTTGAAACTCTAGAATGGGAAAGCAAAAACCCAAGTTTGAGCCAATACGATAAAGAAGATCTTGTAGCAGAAATGAAAGATGAGAAAAATATCTTACACGCTATGAGAGCAAAAAATCAGGGTTTCTTACCACTAGCAAAAACAGTAGAAGAGAAGATAGCACAAGTATCTCAACAAGAAGATACAATTGTAAATGAATCCGATCTACTAACAGACAAAAAAGCAGGAATTAAAAGAAGTGAAGTGAAAAGAAAATAACCTGCAGAAAATTAAAGCCTACTCTAGAAATAGGGTAGGCTTTTTTTTGTGTCAAAAAGTAGCTATTTTATAAAAAAAAATTTGGGGGCAGA